CAATGGCTGGATACCGGCCGCACAAGCACGCCGCACTTGATCGAGATGTGCAGGAGACGGCATCGGCAATTAGCGCGCTGCGGGCGGCGCTGGGGGAAGACAAATGAGTGACGACATCACCTTGCCGCCGCTGCACGCGCATGACCACCCCGACCCGCACACGATGCGCTGGTCAGACAGGGCACTGCGCGCAATTCGTGACTATGCCCGCGCCGCCGTTGAGGCGGATCGGGCGCAACGGGATGCACTGGGCGCGGACCCTGTGGTGTGGATGTCGCGTGCCGACTGGGACGCAGGCGAGAGGCTGTCGCCGGTCTACTGCGAGCCACGGGCGGCTGATGATGTGCCCCTCTATACGGCCCCGCCCGCACTGACTACGGAGCCGGTGGCGCTGATTCTCAAGGGCTCGATCGACGCCCTGCGCAAGTACGGCCATATCGAAGCGCCGCTGTACGCGCCGGGCTATGAACCCGAGCAAGAATGGGCAGAGCCGCTCTACACCACCCCGCCCGACGCCCGCGAGGCGCTCGCGGCGGCAGAGGCCAGCGACGCCGAGTCGATTGCTATGTATCGGCGGTGCCGAGACGACCGCGACAGGATGCGCAAGGCGATGCGGCTGGCGCTGGAGGCACTGAGCCGTTTTATGGACGACAGCCCACGCCCGTCCGACGCTCTGTTTGGAAGACAGGCGATCGACGCGCTGCGGGCGGCGCTGGAGGCGCGGGCAAAGGCGCAGCGGGAGAAGCCGAGCGCGCCACGCTCACCGCGCACTTGGTGGACGGTGTAATGCGCGATCCGTTTCGCATCGAGGGCCCGGCGTGCATCTCGTTCTCGGGCGGTCGCACGAGCGGCTACATGCTCTGGCGCATTCTGCAGGCGCACGGCGGGACGCTGCCCGACGACGTGGTGGTGGTGTTCGCGAATACGGGAAAGGAGATGCCCGAAACGCTGGATTTCGTGCAGGAGTGCAGTGATCGGTGGTCGGTGCCGATTACGTGGCTGGAATACCGCTCTAAGGCGCAGTTTGAAGTCGTGAGCTACGACACCGCGAGCCGCGACGGCGAGCCCTTCGCCGCCGTAATCAAAGACCGGAATTTTCTGCCGAACCCAGTCGCTCGATTCTGCACCGCAGAGATGAAGATCAAAACGATCATGCGGTACATGCGGTCGGCTGGGATGCCGGAGTATCAATGTGCCGTCGGCCTGCGCGCCGATGAGCAGCGTCGCGTCGCAAAGGTGCGCGCGGACCCGTCGGGCGGGTCAGGCGGCGTTGATCGAGTCGTGCCGCTGGCTGACTCTGGAATTAGCGTTGCGGACATCAGCGAGTTTTGGATGCGGAATAGCTTTGACCTTCGTCTGCCGAACCACAACGGCAAGACGGCGCACGGGAACTGTGACTTGTGCTTCCTCAAGGGTGGGGCGCAGATCCTGTCGCTGATTCGCGAGAGCCCAAGTCGGGCGACATGGTGGATAAAAATGGAGAAAAGCATCACGAATGCGTCGGTCGTGAATGGCGGCATGTTCCGCTCAGACCGCCCCGGCTACGCCGAGATGCATCGCATGGCGACCCACCACGGCGAACTGTTCGACTTCGACGACGCGCTGCAAGACTGCGCGTGTACCGACTGATGATCGTGGAGTCGGCATGATCCTGTCGCCCGCCGAGCTCGCCACGCTCACCGCGCGAGTGAAGCATCGCGCGCAGCGGCGAGTGCTGGACGCGATCGGCGTACCCTATCGCGTGCGGCCGGACGGGTCGCTCGTGGTGTTTAGGAGGGATGTAGATGAACCGCCCGCGCAAAAAGGATCGGCACCTACCGGGGTGCATGTACCACAAGCACGGCGCGTACTACCTCGTCCGCCGAGGCGTGTGGCGCAGGCTCGGGACCGAACTACAGCCGGCGCTGCGTGAGTACGCGCGGCTGATCGCAGCGCCTGCCGCCGCCACGGCGCGCGGGATGCCGGCGCTGATCGATACGATGCTGCCGCGCGTGCTGAAAGACCGGCAGACCGGAAAGCCCAAAGCCGCCGAGACGCAGCGCCAGTACCGCGCGTGCGCGGACATCTTGCGCGAGATGCTGAAACTCTTCGACCCGGCCGACCTGACGCCGCGCGACGTAAAGCAGCTTCGGCGCGACTTGCAGGACACACCGGGCGTCGCCAATCGCACGTTGACCGTGCTGAAGCTGATCCTGGCCGAAGCCGTAGAAGACGAGCTGCTGGAGACGAACGTCGCCGCTGACATCGACCGAATCCCGATGCCGCCGCGCACGCGCAGGCTCACGACCGCCGAGTTCCAGCGCATCCACGCGAACGCGGACGCGCTGCTGCGAGCGGTGATGCTTTTGTGTTACGCGACCGGCCAGCGCGTCATGGACGTGGCCGGCATCAAGACGGCCGACATCAGCGACGACGGGATCATGTTCCGGCAGCAAAAGACCGGCGCCGAGTTGCTGGTCGCGTGGACGACCGAACTGCGCGATGCGGTCGCAGCGGCCCGTGCGCTGAAGCCGAACGCGTTACGTCCGTCTTACTTATTCGGGTTCAAGCCGCTGACGTACGCGATGATCCGCAAACGCTGGGTCAAGGCCCGCACGGCAGCGAAGATTCCCGACGCCACGGTTCACGACATTCGCGCGATGGCCGCGACCGACGCCCGCGCGCAGGGCATCGACGCCCAAGCGCTGCTCGGGCACACCGACGCCAAGACGACCCGCATCTACCTGCGCGACCGGGTCGTGCCGATCGTCGCGGGGCCGGTGATGAAGCGACCGAAAGTGGGTTGAATATTAGACACTTGGGCCGGAGCTTTTAGACAATCGCGGTTTTTCCAGGCGTTTTTCGCTATATCAGGTACTCGGTCATTCGTTGCCCAAACGCCCGGAAACCCTCATGGATAGCCGCTCTCCGCGTTTTGCTGTCCAATACGCTGCACAAGAAACAGGCACGAAAACGCCGGGGAATTTGGGGTGCGCCGGGGTAGTTTTTGACAGCTTGGCCGGGGCAAAACGCCCGCCGAGCGCGTGCCCGGCGGGCCAACAAGACGCACCGTCATCCGGGCGACGACGTGAGGAGCGGTAGCCCTGTTCGCCGCCGGGCCGGCGCGGGTTACTTGGCCCGCGATCGCAGCGACAGCACCATGCGCTCGCCGAACACGAACGCGAACGGAAAGCCCGCGACCTGGGCGCCGATGTCGATGATGTCGGCATCGTTCTGAGCCAAACCGTAGAGCATCGCCGCGCAGCCTACAGCGACCAACCCGCCGGCCGCGATGTAGCGGAACGACGCGCGCAGATCCACGACCCACGCGCTCGGCGTGCCGGTCGGCGCGTCCAGTTGCGCGAGCGCCTGCAGCCTCGCCACGTCGGCCTGCTGCAGCCGGATCTGGTCGTCGACACTGAGCCCAGCGAACCGGCGGCCGATCGCGCCGCCGATGCTTTTGATCATCTCGGCGACGACCGGCACGCCGGCGGCTAGGATCGTGGTTGTGATTGGGTCCATGTCATGGATACCTTTTGCGGTCGAGTTCGTGATGCGGGCCGTCGACAAACGTTTTCCAGTCCGCGCCGTGGATGACTGGCACGTCAAGCTCGCGCGCCGCCTCGCGCATCGCTGCGATCAGCGGCCGGAACGCCGGCCAGTCCCAGCGCACTTGGCGGTCAATCCACGGCGCGATGTCGACCGCGTGGCCGGTCAGGTGCCGGCTGTTCAGCGTGCGGGACGCGCCTTGCGCGACGAGCTGGCGCTGGCGCTCGATCGTGCGCAGCCCTTCGACCACCACGAAGTCGACCGGCGTCAACTCAAGCGCCCGCTCGACGACCCTCACCAAGTCGGGATGCACGCCGCGCAGTCGTTCGCGCGAGCGCGCCGATAGCTGGAACTTCACAGCCGGCGAATGAGATGTATCGCGAACACGCCCGCCAGCAGCGCGAGCAGCACGCCAAGGTCAAACAGCGCGGCCATGATGGGCTCGGTATCGCCCCAGGTCACCACCATTTCATGCCCTTCCCGGCCAAGTAGCCCGCTAAGATTGCGGTGACCCACTTCATCAGCCGCGCGAGCGCGTTCGCGCCCTTTATCAACGCGACAATCTCCTCGGTATCGCTTTTGATCTGGCCGGCCGCCACAATCTGCTGCTCTAGGAGCGATTCCATCTGGCTTTGGCGCACGCGGATCTCCGACACGGTGGCCTCGAGCGTGCGCAAGCGCTCTGCGTGGTCTTCGGTCACGTCGGACCTCTGGACGGGGCGAAGTCGGCTTTCATAGCGGTGGCGGGCGTGCTAAGGTGATTGGATGGATGCAGAACAGCAAATGCGGATCATTGGCGTGGCGATCGGCGGCGCGATCATCAGCCTGCTCATCTCATTGGGAGACAAGGCTCTGAAGCGCAGGCGTGAGCGCAAGACCGCCAGGGACGGCAAGCCGCTGCGCCGCGTCTGACAGCAGGCCCGCCGTCGCGCCCTGCCGGCCAGCAAGCAGCCCCGCCATCGCGGACTGACCGACGGGCGTGTACATCAGCCCCGGCAGCGCCCCCAGCGCGATTGATGGGCTGACTAGTCCGCCCGCCGCGAGCGGACCACCCGCAAGCAGCGCCGCAAGCGTCCGATCCGCGGTGCCGCTGTTCGGAACCTTGTTGCTCAGTACCTTCTTCCCCGCCTCAGACAAGTCCTGCAGTACCGCGTCGCCGCGGGCAAAGCGAGCCTTGTCCTTCGACGCGTCGAGCGCCTTCACCGCAGACTGCAACTGGCTGGCGTTGAACACGCCGTCCTCGGCGCCAACGTAGCTGGCCGCGCGCTGCACCCGCTTGAAGTTCGCCCAGCCGGCATTCGCGGCACGCACGGCATCGGCTGCGCCCTGAGGCGCCTGCCGCTCGACGGCCGACCGCAGCGCACTCTGCGCCTCAAGGATCGCCGACCCGAGCTGGCGCTGATCGAAGTCCTGGCTGCGCATGTACCCGCGCGCAAGCGTCCCGAGGTTGGACTCGGCCGCTTTCATTGCGTCGGGCGTCAGCACGTTGTTCTGCGCGCGGCTGCCGATCTCCGTCTGCACGATCCGCACGAATTGATCGGCTTTGTCCTTCGGCAGCGTGGCGACGTTGCCGTACACGCCACGCAGATCGACAGACAATTGCCGGTCCAGCCGGATCGGGCCGACCGCCGACAGCGCGTCGTCGTACGCCTTGCCAAGTTGCGTCGCGGCGTAGTCGATCGCCTCGCGACCCGTCGTGCCCTTGGGCAGCGCCGCATTGATCGGCGCCAGCGCGCGGTTCACCGCCGCCTCGTTGAACTGCTCGGTGGCGCGCTGCTGCCCGACCCGGATCGCCGAGCCAAGCACCGGCACGCTTGAGAGCTTTTCCTCGGCTGACTTGAAACCGCCGCCAAGAATCTGCCCCGGCGTCGGCGTCACGCCTTCGCTGCGAAGCATCCGCACCTCATCGGACACGCGCGGCTGAATCGCTCGGCCGAGCATGTTGGCGGCAGCACCCGACGCAGCACCGGCCGCAGCGCCCGAGCCGATCTGTTTCATCTTCTCGGTCAAGAAGTCGCCCCGCATGACCGGCTGCAAACCGCCCGCGATGCCGCTGCCGACTGCGCCGCCAAGCGCCGCCCGCGCCATCGTGCCGCCGGTCGGCATCGCCGCCGAGATAGGCGCGGTCGCGAGCATGTTGCCGGCCATGCGCCCGACGTCAAGGTCGTCCTGCCCGCCGCGCACGTCGCGCCTGTATGCCTCGTTACGCGACCGAATGTCCGAGTCCCAATATTTCACCGCATCATCGGCGCCCGGCAGTCCGATTGCCGCGCCGACGCGCGAGAACATTTGCTTAGTGGCGTCCAGAGGGTCGCGCAGCCCTTGCACGACACCGCGGGCGCCGCGCTCAAGTGCGCCCGGGCGCTCAAGCGGCATCTGCCGCATCCGCATGATCTCGGTGGCAAGCACCCGAGCCCCGTCGGCGTCGCCAGCGGCGTCCGCGTTGCGCAGCGCCGTCTCCAGTTCGGCCATCGTCGCCATCACCGACCCCCGCCGTACTTGCGCAGCAGATCGTCCACCGTCGGCTGCCCGATCGTTCCGCGCGCCGACTGTCCGTCGGGCGCGACGTTGGCGCCGGCCGGCCGGCGGATCTCGTACCGAGCCGGGTCCATGTTTAGCAGCCGCTCCATGCCCGGCACGGTGTAGAACGGCCGCGCCGCCGACATCGACTCGGGCATGGCCGACAGGTACTGCTGGTGCTGGCGAGCGCGCATTGCGGCGTGCCGCAGGTTCAGTCGCGCGATGTCGCGGATCTCATCGACGGTCAGATCGTCGATGTTTCCGGACAGCGCCTTGTCGACCGCCTTCGCCTCGTTGTCGGTGACCTGGCCCTGTCCGGCCAGTTCCTTGCGGGCCTCGACCGACGACTCGGCAAGCCCCCGAATCACTTGGCGGGTCTGCGCGACGGCATCCTTGCCGCCGATGCCGAACAACGACGCAACCTGCGCGCCCTTCAACCGCAGCGACGCCGCCGGGCCAGCGATCACGCCACCTTGATCGACGGCGGTGATGATGCGTTCTGCTGCGTCGGCCATCTTCACTGCGCCGCCGACAGCCGTCATGCTTTCCTTCAGAATCGGGCCGACTTGACCGCCCACGCTGTCGCCCATCTTCACCTCGACGCGCGGCATCCCGATATTCGACGCGCCGGCCGCCGCAATCCTCTGCTTTGCTGCAAACACCTCGGGGCGCATCCGGGGTCGCCCATCGGGGCCGATCTCGTACTCCCACGGCGCTTGCTGCGGCACGACGGTTCCCGGCTCGATCGCCGTCGGATCGACCGCCGTGCCGTTGACAAACTTGCGCTCGCGAACCGGCACCAGGTCGGCGTAATTGCGCGTCATCGAAAACTTGGCGATCGACTCGGGCGTGAAGTCCTTGGCGTCGACCTTCCCGAACGGCGAATCCTTCGCCATCGAGTCCTCAACCTTCATCGCCTCGCCCGCAAGCCCCGCGCCGTACAAGTTGTTCACAAACCGCTGCCTACTGAACCCACCCGCCGTCGGCGCACTGATCGGCTGCTGCGGTCCGACGGTGTTCAGCGCCGAGTTCGTCGCGCCCAGCATCGCCGCGTCGAACTCCGGGTCTCCGCTTGCCTGAGACAGCAGCATCCGGCCCTGCTCGCTCCCGGGCGTCACGCCACCGCCGAGCGAACCCGGCGACGCGGGCGTGTAGGCGTCCCGCGCGGCTTTCTGCAGCGCCGCGTCCATATCGCGCTTTCGCCTGCGTTCCTCCGCCGACTCCGCCGCCTCGCCGAGCCGCAGGTCGAACAGCTTGCGCTGCAGCGCATCCTGCTCCTGCTGCCGCCGCATCTGCTGCGCGGCCATCGCCTGCTGCGCGAACGCGTTCATGCCGGGGCCGATGCCGCCGCCGAGTGCGCGCGGGGTCATCATCGACGAGCCGAGCGCGAGCAGCCCCATTGAGAGCGGGTCGGGCGTGTAGTTACCATCAAGCAGCGACATCACGGCCTCCGGGGCTGCAGCATGTTGTAGATCGACAGCGCCGACAGCGCCCCGCCAGTTCCGGCCATCCAATTGTTGGGAGCCTGCACGGTAGACGTCGTCTGGTTGGCCGTCTGGTTGTTCGACAGCAGGTTCTGCCAACTGTTCTGCGCGGTGTTACCCGTCGCGTTCGACTGCGAGCCAAACGCCGGGTTGATCGCCTGCCCGTATGCTTGGTTCTGCAGGATCGGCCGCATCCAGTCCTGCTGCCCGAAGTTCGACAAGCTGTTCGCCGCCTGCTGGCCGTAGCTGCCGAACGCCAGCGAGTTACGCGACGCCGCGTCCTGCGCCGCGCGTTCGGTGTTGTAGTTGCCCATGTACAAGCCCGACATCGCTTGCCCGAGCGAGTCGCCGAACGCGCGGTCGTTCAGAAAGTTGGTCTGGCCGTACGCCGACTTGGCCGCCACGCTGTTGCCGTCGTTGTTAAACCGGCCCGCGGTGTTTGCGCGGGTGCCGACCGCGTACGCATCGCCCATTCGCTCGCCGATCCCGCGCGCAACTTGGTCGACGTACGGGTTCGCGTTGAGCATCCCGCCGCCGATCACCGCCTGCTGTTGCGCGCGAGCCGCCTGCACCAGCGGATCATCCGCCGAGCCCATCAGCAGGCTTCCGGCGCGGTCCAGGTACTGGTTGCTCGTCGGCGCGTTGGCGAGCTGCTGCGCGCGGCCGACGTAGTCCTGCGCGTAGCCCTGCAGCCACGGCGCAAGTCCCTGCATGGATTGCGTGGCCGTCGTGCCCGCCTGCCCGCCCGTCGTGTTCGCGCTGCCCGACGAAGTGCCCGTCTGCATCTGCGAACTGGTGATGTCGCCATTGCCGGCAATGCCTGCAAGCGCGCCTGCGCCCGCAGCAAGCAGCGCAGGATTGGACAGCAAGCGCGCGTAGTCGATGCCACCGCCAGTGCCGGTAAGCGAGAACGGCGCGCCGGGCGTAATCGCCAGCGGGTTGGTAGACAGCAGACTGTTGTTCGCCGCCCAGTCGTCCACGAGCGGCAGCGTGGCCGCTCCCGCAGCCCCAGCCGCTCCCGCCGCAGTCGGTGCCGCAGCCGCGGCCGGCGCAGCAGCCGCCGGACTCGCAGTAGCCGCGGCAGCCGCTGGTGCTGCGCTGGTTGCTCCGGCGGCACTCCCGCCAAGCAGCCCGAGTTGATCGAGCCCATACCCACCAGCGCCGAACGCCGCAATCATCAGCGGCACGGTGTAGTCCAACCCCCGGCCCGTGAAGTCATACGGCGCGGTCGTGCCATCGGGACTGTATGTCGTGCCAACCGTGCGCTTGTCGCCGTCCAGTTGGCCCAGCATCAGCGTCCCATCCGGCCCGCGACTGATGAACCTACCGTCGTCCAGATAGACGCCCGGGCTTGGCGCGTTTGGGTTGGCGACGTACTGCCCCGAGTCCGTAAAGGAACCTTGCTCCGGGTCGTACAGCGTCGCGCCGGCCGCCAACCGCTGGTTGTAGAGCGCCAGCAATTCGTCTCTGGTCATTTAGCTACCCATCCCGAAAGAGTCCCAATTACCCGTTGTAAAATGACGAGGCCCGATCAGCGCGCCAACGCTGTCGGGCCTCTGACCACCACCAACCTGTTGAGAGGTTCGGCAATGGCTGACTCGAATCATAGCGGCAAGAAGCCGCACCACCGATTCATCGACATGACGGGCCGGCGTTTCGGCCGCCTCGTCGTGCTCCACACCGAAGGCAAGTATCGAGCCGAGTTTTGCTGGCGAGTTCGCTGCGACTGCGGCACCGAAAAGCGCGTCCTCGGCACCAGCTTGCGAGCCGGGCGCATCAAGTCGTGCGGCTGCGCTATCGCCGAGATCCTGAAGGCAGCGAATACCACGCATGGCATGAGAAATGCGCCCGAGTACAACATTTGGGCGAAGATGCGCGAACGCTGCACAAAAGCGTCCTACCAAGATTTTCAAAACTACGGCGGGCGAGGCATTGCCATCTGCGAACGCTGGCAGCAATTCGCAAACTTCTACGCCGACATGGGTCCACGCCCGAGTGCCGCTCACACCCTTGATCGCATCGACGTTAACGGAGACTACGCGCCCGGGAACTGTCGTTGGGCGACGCGAGCGCAGCAAGCAAGGAACAAGAGAGGGACACTTTATCTTGAGTACAAAGGCCAGCAACTTCCAATGGCAGACGTTGCGGACTTGATCGGCGTCACGTACGCGACACTGGAAAACCGCATCCGACGCGGAGACACCGGCGAGCGGCTGTTTCGCCCGACGCGCACTCGTATCGGCCGGCTGAACCATTAGAGCGCGGTCCACCCGGTAAGCGCCCCGTCTGTCCCTTCAAACACGTACAACGTGGTGCCACCACCCCCGTCCGTGCGCTGCCAGATGTCGCCGCGAACCCCAGTGATGACGCCGTCCGGATCGCCCTCGCCGCGCTGCACGCGACGGCGGATGTCGTTCAACTCGCGCACGATGTCGCGCAGAACCTCTTGCACCTCGACGGGCAGGCTCTCAATCCGGCCCTCGACGCTGATGCGGCTCATCGCTTGCCCGCCTGCGGTGTCTCAACTCGAAAGCCCGTAATCTCACTCAAGTCCGTATGCGAGAACTTCACCCGATGCCAGCGCGCGGAATGCGTGAAGTCAAATTTGCCGTCGATCCGAAAAGACGTTGCACCCGTCGTCAGCGGCTCGTCCAGATTCATCCGGTAGTAATGCGTCGCGACGCCGGCGCCGTTAAAGGTCGTGTACCGGGCGCGCACTCGAGTCAGCGCGAACACCTGCTCATCGTCGCCAATGTCGCCGGTCGTCACCGACGACACGCCCGGGTCTGCGGTCTCACGCGCAATCGACAGCACGTGATTCGCCCCGTCCTTGAGCAAGTAGCCGACACCAGGCGTCCAGACTTTCACGCCCTTCGGCGACGTGAAGACGCTCACGTTAGGCAACGCGAACATCGCGCCAAGATCCGGCGTCAGGCGCTTACCCCACCGATCGGTGTCGGGGTGATACGTAAGCTGCAGCTTCTGCGTAGTGCCCGCGATGGGGTAGTACAACTGCCACCGCACGACACGCTGCGCGCCGTCGTACACGCACTGCTGTCGGTAATCCAAGAACGCCGTATTGGAGAACGTCGCTTGCAGCCATTCCCACGGGGCCGACTCGATGGGCAGCACCTCGCCGCCACCGTACCGGTAGAAGCCGTCGAACCCGAGCCAGTAGAGCACCCCATCGGCTTCGCACACAGCGTCATGCCACACCAGCCCAACCGAGCGGCTCACCACCGGCCATGACCACGTGTTGTCGGCCGCTCCCACGTACGTACCGCGATACATCGAGTACCGCTTGAAGGCGACCACATAGTCCCGGAACGGCACCAACCGCACGATCTCGCCCGGCGTTGCAGTCAGACGCCCCGACGCAGACTGCGTAGCAATGTCCGGCGTCCAGTCGGTGTGGTCCTCTAGCGCCGAGCAGATCCAGCCGTCGGTCGTGGTCGTGCCGCCCGTTGTGTAGTTCGCGAGCAGCACAAAGCCGCGCTGCGTGGCGATGCAGCTTGCAGACGGGGCCGCCGTCACGTTTGCAAACGGCCCAGCCGTCGAATCCGCTTTCGCCTGCAGGATGTTCTGCGCCTGCACGGCCAGCGCGATGATTCCGTTCGACGGCGTCGAGAACGACGCAAATTGCCACGGGGTGTCGGCCGATGCAGCGGTGTACGCCGGCGTCGTGCGATTGAGCGTCGACCACGTGCCGCCGACAAACCCCGTCAGCGTCAGCGACGTCGCCACGAACGGCACCGTTCCGGCGTTGTACGTGAGCGTTGCCGCTCCGGCCGGCGCAGTCCCCAGCGACAGCGAGTAGGACGACGAGTCGTCTAGGCCCGGCTCAGACGCATACCCGCGCCGCGTCGGCAGCATGTTCTCGACATCGGTCAGCACGCCCGGCTGCGTCGGGTCTGCATCCGGCGCCCACGCAACAAGGGAAATGTTCGGCGTCACGGCTCGTCCCTCGGCACTCGAATCCACACCTCGGCGTCACGCGGCACACGGGTCCACTGGCCCTGTAACGGCGGCGGCTCGGGCGTCGGCGGCGGTGGCTCAGGCGCGGCAGCGACCGCAATTGAGAGCACGGCTGCCGCAGTAGAAACCGAGTTCGACGCCTGCACCGTAAACGGCGACGTGCCAGCCGTTGTCGGCGTGCCGCTGATAACCCCGGTGCTGGTGTTCAGCGCCAGCCCGAGCGGCAGCGTGCCGCTAGTGATTGCCCAGGTAATCGGCGCGGTGCCCGTCGCTGCAAGCGGCTGCGTGTACAGCACGCCAACCTGCCCGTTAGGCAGCGAGGCGGTCGTGATGGCAGGCGCGGTCGTCGGAACCGCGACCGCAATCGATAGCGCCTTGACCGCAACGCCCGCGCCGTTTGTAGCGCTCACCGTAAACGACGCTGTCTCGACTGTCGTCGGCGTGCCGCTGATGACGCCCGTACTGGCGGCCAGCGACAACCCTGCGGGCAAGGCCCCAGCCGTCACCGCCCACGTGATCGTTGCGCTGCCAGTCGCGGTCAGCGTCGCGGAGTACGCCACCCCGGTCGTCGCGCCCGCGAGCGTGTTCGTCGTGATCGCAGGCGCCGTCAGGATCGATTCGTTCAGCGCAAACGCTACGGCCGGCCATTCGATGGTAGACGACGCGACCCCATCGACGGTCGAGATCAGCGAGAACGTTGGGTCGTTCTGGCCGGTGGCGCTCACCTTCTTCGACTGCACGCCAATGCCGGCGTTGGCGTACTTGACTTGCAGCAGGGTAAAGCCGGTACCGGGCGCGATGATGGGCGCTCCTACGCCAGACTGCCCCGTGCCAGCCAGTACGAGCGCGGGCGCAGTGATCGACGGCAGATCGACCGTCGGCGTCGCGCTTTGCCCGATCGCAAAGGCATTTGCCTGCACCGTCCCCGCGTCGGCCACTTCGACCAGGATGAGCGACATATACGCATTCGTCGCGGCTGGCGACTTTGTCGGCGTCGCGGTTACCGTGATCGACGGCGTGCCGGAAGATATCGGGCTGGACAGCGCGAAGATGCCGATGCTGGTCGATGTGCCGCCGGTATGAAACCCGCCGTCGATGGCCGTCCATGTCGCTGCGGGGCTGCGCGAGTCGGTGATCGTCACGCCGGTCGCCCCGTCTAGATAGCCGCCAGCAAACGCGTAGAGCTTGCTGTTCGTCGACAGCGCCGACATCGAACACGACACCGACGCCGCCGCCTCGGCCGTAGCAATGGCCGACTGCAGCACCCGCACGCCAGTCGGGACACCGCTGCCCGTCGTTACCGGAAGCGTGGACGACGCCGCGCCCATCAGCGCATTGAGCGTGATCGTCGCGGTGCCGTTCGCGACACCGTCGACCGTCATCGCGACCTGGCCCGTCGCACCCGTCGGCGTCGTCGGCGCCGTGGCCGTTGCCACTCCGGACGCAGACGAGGTAGTCGCTAGGCCCGCGAAGTCCGCTACTGCCGCGCCCACGTTGTTGCGCGCGGTCACCGTCACCGCCTGCGATCCGCCCGCCGTCACCGTCGCTGCGGTCGGCGCAAACGTGAACGAGGAGACCTGCGCACGAGCGCTGTACAGCGTCACCTCGGCCGCGCTCATCGTCGTCGTGCCGCTAGGCACCGTCGAGTAGCCGCTGTGCTTGTTGCTGTTCTCGAACGTGATGCTATACGGCTCGTTGTCGTTCCAGAACACGCGATCGCCCAGCAGTGCGCCCGCTAGCGCCGGGTTTCGGATGAACCAGCAATTGCGAACCCGCGTGTCGAGCGAGTTCTGGCCGCTGCCGTAATGCACATACGCGAATACTGCATCGTGCTGTCCCGCGAACACGATGTTATCGAACGTCATCGGCCCGCCGAAGATCGCATTGCCGTCGATTCGAGACACGTCAAGCGCGTGCGAGTTGCGCCACCTCGAGGCGCTGTTGAACGTCGGGTCGTATTTGTCGATGTACGTCGGGGTCGAGCCGTCAGTCGAGAACCAACCCAGCCTGCCGTTGCGGAACACCGAGTCCCGTATCGTCAGGTTCGACATATTCACTTGCGAGCTAATGTTCTGCGCGTCGACAGTGATGCGCTCGAACGTGATCGCGTTGATCGTCTTTCCGGACGCGTGCTGCAGATTCAGCCCGCGCGCATAGCGCCCCAGCCTTGAATCGATGTACGTGCCGCGGATCAGCACCGTGCCGGCCACGTCCAGCCCGTGATACCACTGCGACGCAATTGCGCCGTGGACGCTGCCTTGCACCGTGCCGCCGTAAATGGACAGCGACTGCCAGCGATCGGCCAGCACCACACAATCCGCGCCGCCTTGCTGGCGCTGCCCGTTCCCGTCGTCAAAGTTGCCGCCGTTGTTGGACTGCATGATGTCGTCCGTGAAGTTCGGACGGCGCATCAGCACTTGGGGCGACTCGACAGTCAGCGTTGGGCGTGAGCCGCTGCTGGAGCCGTACAGCGCAAGGGTCTCCCACTGGTAATGCGGGAAGTCGGTCACGAACGGGCTCACCGTCCCCGAGCAATTGACCAACCGCATCGGCCGCACCGCGCCGCGGATTTCAACCGCGCCGATGTACAGGCTCGTGCAACTGACGAACTCGAACGGCGTCCAGCGGCGGCGATCCGCATACCCGGTATCGCGCCCGTCGCACGTCCATACCCCGCCATAAGCGGTGTCGGGGTTCGTGCTGTTGTTCGTCGAGCGCACGTACAGCGTGCCCGACACGCCGTCCCAATACCAGAATTGCGCCTGGTTCACCGAACCGGCATCCAGCACCGTCACCACTTGCCCGTCGCTTGCGGCCGTAGTCGTCCACGACCCCGACGTCGAAACTAGTTGCCGCTTGGCGACGTCCGAGCCTTCCGTGAACCCCGTTGCCTGCCCGTTGCCAAGGAACAGCCGGTGCGTCTGGTAGCTGAATGACTTCTTCCAGACCTTGCTGCTGCTGACGTTCGACCATCCCGAGCTATGTCTAGTCCGACAATCCAGCAGCGCGCCGTCGTCAGGATGCACGCGCAGCTCGAACCCTGACAGCCCCGTGAACGTGCCGCCGACCTGGTTCGACCACGACCCGCGTAGCCAGATGATGTTGCCCGAGGCGATGTACGTTGCGATCTGCTTGGTGTCGCCCTGCCACGCCTGAGCCCACGACGCACCCGTATTCGAGTCGTTGCCCGAGATGCTGTCGAAGTAGTACGTAGCCATCAGGCGGCCCTGACCTGCAGCGGCGCCGCACCGATCGCGATGTGGCGCGCGGAACGATTGGCTTCAGCGATGTACTTGTCTGTCATCCCCTGCGCGAGCACGACGCGCTGATCGTCGTGCAGGAAGATCCGCGCCTGAGCGATGGCCGCGTGCAGGTAGACGTCCGGGCGCTTCAGCAGCAGCCAATTGCTCGACGCATCCAGCGACAGCGCCGGCAGTGCTGCGTAGTAGGTGAGTTCGACGGTGGAGTTCGTCGGGAACGGGTACACGCGAAACTGCATGTCTTGGATGCTGAACACCGGCACATGCGGGCGCGCGGCGTTCTGGATCATGCGCTGAAGCTGCCACGCCGTGCGGTACTCGAGGATCTGCCCGCCGGCTTCCAGCAGCCGCATCGCGCGAAAGTCCGTCGGCAGCGCGGTCCACTCGCCGGTAAGCGTCGTGGTTGCGACCGTCTCCATCTCGGGCGTGCGCAACTCGTCGCTGAACCGCGCGGTGGCGAGTTCGATGAACGTGTCGATGTGCACGTTCAAGTCGCCGCGCTGCAGGTAGTCAGCAACCGCCGTTCGTAGCGTCGCTTTCGTGTTGATCGGCACTCTTGACTCCGGTGATTCGCATGTCGCGCATCGGGACGTGAAACTGCGGCTGCTCGCTGGTGACGTCGACCAGCCCCGCGTCGCGCATCAGCAGCGCGACCTCGACGCTCGACCACAGCCAGCGGTGAACATCAGCGACCGAGCGGTGCGTGCGCGGGTCGCCGTACAGTGGAAACAGCACCAGGCGCGGGTCGGTGACGCCCTGCGCAATCAACCCGAACACCTTCTCGCGGCAGGGCAGCTCGAGCACCATCTGCCCGCCCGGCGCCAGCACCCGCGCCCACTCGGCAACGACCGCCGCCACGTCGGCCACCGGGATGTGCTCAAGCACGTGAATCGCCATCACCTCGTCGGCGACACCATCGGCGAACGGCAGCGCGCGGATGTCGCACTCGACGTCCGCGCCGCTGCCCGGCAGGTCGACGTTTACGTAGCCCTGAGGGCGCTTCTTGCCGCTGCCTAGATTCAGCCGCAGCACGCTTACAGCGTGTCCAGCATGGCCCGCCACAGCCGCCCGATTCGCGCGGGGTTGTACTCGGCCCGCACGTATTCCTGCGCCGCGCGAATGCGCTTGAGCACCTCGCCGCGGTTCGCCAGCGCCCAGTCGACGCCGCGATCGATGTCGCCGATGTACACGCCCAGGTCCGCATACGCCGGCAGCGGGCCGCAGATCGGGAACACGCCGCGCCGGATGCTCTCGATCGCGCGGTTACCGCTTTTGGCCTTCGGCCGCATGTCGGTCGGCAGAATCACGAGCCCTGCGCGCTCAAACTCGGCGTCCATCGCCTCGGGCGACCACGGCACGACGCGCACGCCCGGGGCCAGTTCGTGCGCATCGACGTTGTCGATCAGGATCGTGACGTCGCGCCCCACCAACTTCGGCGCCCACGGCTGCAGCGCCTGCGCGTTCCAATGCCAGCCAAACCACAACAGCCGCTCATTAATGCGCGGCTCGCCCTCGGGCGCTTCGTACGGATCGGGGATGATCCACGCATCGCGGCCCGTGTGCGCCTTGATCTCGTCGGCCATCACGTGCGAGTTGCATGTCACCGCGTCCGCCCGCCCGCAGTAGTCGATGACTTCATCGCGCCAGCGATCGCTCCAGTGCGAGTCGCAGACGTCGTAGACGATGCGCTTATAGCCGCACGTCTCGACGTCCCAGTCCCAGCCGTGCTTGCCGATCACCAGCACGTCCCGGCCCTGCCGCACGCCCACATCGGCCAGCGCACGCTGCGGAATGGCAGCACGCAGACGTGACGACGGCCAGGTAAGGTTAAACACCCGAAACGTCACCGACTTCACGCCCGCACCTCAGCGCGGCGCAGCATCTCGGCGGGCGACTCGCCGATCACTTCGTTTGCTCGCAGCAGCGTCTGGTGCCACTCGCGCGAGTGTTCGCAATCGACGTAGTTTCCAAAACCCGGGATGCCCAGCGTGTGATGCACAAGCTTCGCGTCGTCGCGCCGCGGATACTCGCCGATCAGATGATTCCACGTGGAACACAACCCGCCGATCAGCGAGTGGTCCAGCCATTCGAATCGATGCAAGTGCTGCGACGTACTGCGCGCCACGTAGTCCGGCGTGAGCCTGCGCATCGCCGGATGCCCGCAGTTCAGCAGCATCACGCTTGACCAATTCTTGAACGGGTAATCAAGGTTGTCCGCCTCAATCGGCGAGCCCCTGTACTTCCTGCGCGCCTTCGACGTGTACTCGTGCCGCACGCACTGCACCGCGTATCGGTCGTCCCGCAAGCCCCAAAGCTTGGCGATGTCCTCTCGGAACAGCGTGTCCGAGTCGATGAACAGCGCCCAGCCCCGGAAGTCTTGCAGCGCCGGCACGAGATAACGCGACGTGATGAACGCGTTCGTGCCGTCCGCGTGGTTAGGAAACCAAGTCAGCGAGGAAAGCGTCAGCGGCGTGATCGCCACCGGCACCGTCGCCGTCTCTAGGATGCTCTGCACGCAGACGTGGAACGCTGCCGCCTCGCGCTGGTCGAATCCAATGAAGATGTTCGGGATCACTCAGCAACCGCCGTACCGTCTTGTCCCACGGCTCGTCAGGGCGCTGATTGAAGCGGCGCACCGAGCGATACCAGGGCATGTCGCCGGGGGCGTCTCCCGGCGTTGACCAGATCCATAGCGTCTTGCTAGGCACCAGGACCGTCGCAGGCGTCCCTAAGGCGCCCGCTAAATGCATGGCGGCGGTATGCACGCCCACCACGCAGTCCAACTCGGCCACCAGCGCGGCGGCGTCGTCGTAATCGTTGCTCGCCACCGCACGCGGCCAGTGGCGCACCGGCAGGCCCGAGGCGGCGATCTCGTCCTCGGTGCCCTTGCTGTACTGCAGGCTCACGAAGTCCGCGTCCACCGACTCAATCAGCGGCCGGAACGCTTCCAGCCCGATCGCACGGCCGGCCGAGTTCGTCACCCGTCTGCCGCCGCTCCACGCGAGGCCGATCTTCGGCCGCGCCCCCAGCGAGTCCAGCAGCGCCCGCCACTGCACGCGGCGCTCCGGGTCGGCCACTAGGTACGGCGTGCCGGGGCAGCTCGCGGGCGTTGGCCGGTAGTATTGCGGCAGTTGCCCGATCGCGCAGCCGGCGTCGAACTGGTGCTCATCGACCCACACGGGCGTGCCCTTGGCTCTACGCGTGCCGTAGACGCTCGCCTGCGGGAAGCTGCGGCGGAACAGACCCTCGAGCCGCTCGTCGCACTCCAGCACGACGTGCCCGACGTCGCGCATCACGTCCGGCAGGCACGACGCCATCATCACTTCGTCGCCGATGCCCTGCTCGCCGTAGACGAACAGCTTTTCAACGCGCTTGCCGTCCCACACCGGCTCGTCGCGCACCTTCACGATCTTGCGATACGGGCCGCCCAGAACCTTCTCGTAGCCCGCCCAGCCCTCGCACCAGTCGCCGAGCGCAAGACACGCAAAGCCGCGCGTCTGCAGTGCGCCGCGCTGCTGCGAGTCGATCGCAAGCGCTTTGTCGGCCCATTCCAGCGCCTTGCGCCAGTTGCTTTCTTCTAGGTACGTCATCGCCACGTTGGCGATGTGCCCGGCCTCGCGCGGCGCACGCTTCACCGCCTCGAGGAACGCGTCCCGCGCTTCGCGGAACCGCTGCAGCGACGACAGCACCATGCCGAGGTCGTTCCACGCGTGGTCACGGTGCGGTGCGAGCCGCACGACCTGGCGCAGCAAATGCAGCGCAATCGCGAACCGTCCGCTGTGTACGTACAGGCGCGCGATCAAGAACAGGACTTTCGCGTCGTCCGGATCTTTATGCAGGCGCTCCAGCAGCAGCCGATGCGCCTCGTCCGGGTCGGACTCGATCAGCGCGGCGGCGCGCTGCAGCAGGCGGTCAGATGCGTCCGCTGGTTGCACGCAGCTTCTCGTACTCTCGCGCCCGCAGGCGCTTGATGATCTCGCTCGGGTGGGCTGTGAAGATGTCGAAGCCCTCGTTCTTCCACTGCAGCCAGACTTCAGCCGGCACGCTGGCGGCGTGATGCCAGCCTTCGCGGATGCCTTCCTTCGCGTAGCTCTCGTCGCTGCGCAGGCGCTGCAGATGGTCGAGCGTCTGCTGCGTGGTCGCCGCGTTTGAGCTTGTGACTTCGCGCACGCCGCGGCCGTCGGTCTGCACCTCGCGGCGCAGGCCGGTATGCGGATCGGTTTCGGTGTGGATAGTTTTCATGTGAAAAGCGGGCGAGCCGAAGCCCGCCCGCCGTGGTTACTGCTTACGAGGTCGTCGCGCCGATGATCTGCGCGTGCGCGTCCGGGTTTTGCACCACGGTCGTGAACTCGCAGACGATCATGCCCTTCGTGCCGTCCCCGGTCTTCGCGAGCTGCTCGACCTTGAACGAGTCAAGGAAGCCCACCGCGACGTAGTCGGGGTCGACACAGAACACTCGGCCCGCCGGCATGTACCGCGAAAGCATGACTTTGTGGTTACCAAAGTCGCTCACGTACACGTCGACCGCGCCGACCACCGCGCCTTGCACCGCCTTTGCCTGCGGGTTGTAAAACCCAGCGAACGCCTGCGCACCGCCAAAGGTCGCGATGCGAGCCTTTTGGAACGGCGACACAAGGATCACCGACGGGTCGCCGCCGTCCGTCCACGCCAGTTCTAGCGCGGACTTCAGGTGCGTCTCCGTCAGCGCGGTGAGCGCCGCAGCAGTGCCGTCCACCGACGCCGCCCACTGCCCCGACGCGTAGCCGGGGACGGTGCTGGTCGTGCCGCTGCCAGCGATCACGCGATTGCCGGCGCCGAGCGGGCCACCGATCATCGCCGCGAGACCGGCCGCCACACGGGCGGTTGCTACCGAGCCGGCGGTCGACGCGTTGTTGGAGAGCAGCGTCGCTTCGACGTCGCGCTTGATCTCCTTCATCTTCTTCGCCATCTCGTAGGCGAAGGTCTCGCCGCGACCGTGCTTCCTCACTGTGTCGGCGGTACGCGAGACGTCGATCGTCTTGCGGGCGATCTGGCTCTGGTTGCTGTACAGCACCGCGGTGGTGGCGGTCGTGAAGGTGGCGTCGTCGCCCTCGAGTTGAGCGTTGCTCGCCGACGCGCTCGCGAGCGAGTCGGTGAGCCATTGATGCGTGGTGTTGGTGACCTTCACTCGCTTGGCGTTGGACAGCATCCAAGTGTCCATAGGCGAGATGTTGAAGATCATGTCCTCGAAGTCTTCTGCGATGCCTTCAAGGTCAAACGTCTTGGTAGCCGATTCGGCCATGATTACTTCCTAAGATTCGCTCGCGCGAGCAACGCAGCGGCGATGTCCTCCGTCGATCCGGTCTTGAACGCCCGGGTCTTCAGAGCCTCGACGCGCGCTTTCGCGCTCGTTGACGGTGCTGCAGCCGTGCCAGGCTTCAGCGTCTTGGACGGTTCGATCGTCCGCTTGGCAACAGGCTTCGCGGCCATCGCGTCCCGATATCGCTTAGCGTCGTGAAACGCCGCGACAACCTCGGGGTCGTACAGTGCCGCTTGCCCTTCGGGCGTCAGCGACCGCTGCGCGATGTACTGCGCGAGTTCCTGCTTGGTTGCGTCGGTGAGGTTCGGGACGAGCTTCGCCAGCTGCGCTTGCCCGCGCTCCATCATCTGCGCGCGGTGCTGCTGCTCGGCCTGCTTGATCTGCTGCGTCGCCTGCGCGAGTTGCTGTTCAATCTGCCGTTGAGCGGCCTGCAACTGGACGAGCCGTGCCGTCACCTTCGACGCGGTCACCGGATCGGTGTCGTGCAGCGATTGCAGGTCCATCCCCTGCAGCCGCTCGACTTCCCGCACCGTCGACCGTAGATCCGCCAGTGCGTCGGTCTGCTGGACCGCGAGCTTGCCGATGAACGACGTCAGCTCGCGCTCGGCCTCGACGGCTTTGCGAATCTCCGCGGCCTCCTGGAACTTGCGCGTCGTGCCAGCCTCGAGGTCTTTGGCCTTCTGCTGGATTCGCTGCGCCTGTTCCTGCAACGTCTTGGGCAGCTTGAACTTCTCGCCTGCGACGTCGATCTCGACCTCGTCAACTTCGCGCGCCTCGGTGCCCGTTGCGTCTGCCGTAGCCTCGTCGGCCTGCTCTGCAACGGGTTCGTCTGCGGGCTCATCCGCGTCTTGCGCCTCGGACTCGCTGTCGTCAGCCGTAGGCGTGTCCGCCCTGCTGTTCCAGCGCGCCAGAAGCGCCTGTGCGGCGTCCTCGGTCGTGTGATACGCGACTTCCTGCGGTTCCGCAGGCGTGGTCGTGTCTTGATTCATGGAGTGCCTTGAATGCCCGCGCCAGAAATGACAAAGCCGCCTCGCGGGCGGCTCTGTTTCATTGCGGCGGCGCGTGAACCGCTAGAACTTGCTGCGTGCGCGCTCGGCGATCTGCCGGATGCGCGATTTGGCCTGTAGATCAGCCTCGGCTACCTTGCCGTCGGCCAGTACGCGGTCGAACCACGCGAAGAAGTCGCTGTAGTGCCGCACGTAGGCGTCAAGCTTCGCCTGGTCCGCTTCGGTGTACGTGTGCCGGCGCCACATGGCGCGCGTGAGGCTCTCGCGCATGTGCTCCCGGGCCTCGCGCACAAGGTCGTGCTCGAGCAGGCGCGTGGCCTGTTCGGCGCGGCGGATGGGAGGCAACGGCGTCACGTTTGCGTCAGCGCGAAAATAGTAATTCGCGCATTGATTGCCGAGCCGATTCTGTTTTCAATGTACAACTTGCCGTCGTTATGCGCGGAAACCGTTACTCGCACATCCGTCCCGGTTGTCCCAGACAGTGCGCCGGTTGTCATTTCGAAGTAGACGTCGCCAGAATGCTTCACTGTAGACGCGCCAGCGCCGCCCGACGGTTTTACCTTAAACCACCCGCTGCCGTTTCCGTTTGCGCTGTCGGTCGCAATGCTGACAATTCCGCAAATGTTGCTTCCGGCCGCCGACGGGTCAGACACCGTGATTGATGCAGCAGCGTCGTCATTGAGCGTGATTAGCGCGCTGCTATTGAAACCGAAACCTTGGACGTGCGACACCCCGCGCTGATATTTGACAACCGACGCGCTTGAATCAATCTGATGATCGACCTCGTAACTTTGCGCGTACGCATCAGGCACTAATACGCCGCCCTCGGGCTCCGGATTTGCGTACAAAGTTACAATCTTGGTCAGTTTTGACCGAGATGGCACTACACCTTGGCGGCCGGTATATGTACCAAATGCGTCAACCGCAAGCTGTACAAAGGTATTTGAGTAAACGCCCAGATTCGTCGTGTCACTGGTGCCGCCAATCTGAACGCCAATAGAGTTATTTCCTACAATCGACAGCCGCGTGTAGCCGCTAAACGTATTATTGTCTGTCCAGTTCTTGAAATTGATTCCGTAAGCGTAAGCGTTTTCAACAAACACGCTCGCAAACGTGTTCAGCGTCACAACCTGCGGGGTCGAGTCATACCCTGACGAAACGCCCGAAAATTCTATCGCGGTACCGCAGGTACCTTGTTGCACGATTGCGCCGAACCAGCATTGCGTAATGTTGCGCTTGGTCAGTGCGGAATCTCCGCCGGTCGAATCTGCTGCAAACGTCAGCGCTTTGCTAGTTGTCCCGGTCGTGATGAGCGTAATCGCGTCGGCCCATATATTGTGGGCTGAATGGATTGCCAGAGCGGTGCCCGTGAAGCTTGCTCCGGTGTCTATCGTCAAACCTTCCCAGCGCACGCTCTTGACCACATCCGCCGGGTCGGTTTGTACGGCTATGCCACTGCGAGATCCAATCCAGACAATCTTGCCGCTCGGCCCAAAACGCACATCAACGTTGTCTTTAAGCACAAGCGTCGTCGATACCGCCACGGGCGCGTCTACGACAAGCGTTCCGCCGCTAATCGCAATCTGCGCGACCGCCGCTTGCAGGGCCGCCGTATCGTCCGTCACCCCGTCGCCCACGGCGCCGTAGTCCAGCACGCTGACGCTGCCGGTCGCGCTCTGCGACAGCTCGATCACCTGGCGGTCGGTGATGCGGAAGTCCTGCCCAAGGGTGAACTTCGTTCCGGCTAGCTTGGTCATCTCAGACTCCGAACCACACGCGACGCATCTGACAAGTGAACGAAAAAAAACCGCCCGAAGGCGGCTTGTATGGCTTGGTGCCGGTTATCTGAGCGCGTCTGCCACAGCCCGCAGCCGCACCAACTCCACATTGGCCGCCACCGTCGCATCGCCCGCGACCGCCCGCTCGGCCTGCACCGCCTGGACCTGCGCGGTGGCCGTGGTGATGAGCGGCGCGAGGCGCTGAATCTCGGTGGTCGCTGCGTCACGCGCCGCGACGAACGGGATGCGAGCCGCGCCAGTCAGCCCCGACAGCGACGCGGTGGCTGCATCGCGCTTCACGATCTCGGCGGCCCTCTCGGCCACTAGCGCATCCCGCGCAGCGACAGCAGTCTCCACAGCCGCCGTCAGCCGCTCGCGCTCTGCCGCTGCGACATTCCTCGCCGCCCGCTGCACGACGACAGCCAATGCCGCTTCTCGCCGCGCACGGCGGTCCTCTCGCTGCTCGGCGGCCAGCTTTGCGCGGAC